GACGCATCCTTCCCCCTGGCGGAGCTTCGTCAACCTATTCCTCACACTCATACGTACGGAGAGGGCAGCTTTCCATCCACGAAGACCTCTGGATCAAGTGGTGTCTCTGAGTTCAGCATTGCCTCTACTTGGTATCTTGGCTCCAACATTCGAGTTGGAGAAGGTGGAGTTCGGGACCAGATCGGTTTTGTGGCGCGTCGGTCTGGAACAGTCTACAACTTCTATGCCTACGTATTCAAGCTCAAGCCAGATGGATCGTACAGCTTCCTGACGCAAAGCGGCAACATGGCCCCTGAGCTTACAACTTCAGGTTCCTGGATGACGGCAAAGCTGAGGGATCAAGTGATCGTGGAGCCTGGCGATACCATCTTGATCCTATTCGCTGCGGATGGTGGAACGACTTACGTTATGGGAATCCAGACCATATTCCCGATGGTTGTTTCTGGCTTCCGACCTCGACAAATCGGCTTTTATATTGGCGCTGCTGACGTAGGGTGGGAAGTGGGCGGGATGCCATATATAAACACTACCAGCGCAGACTCAGCCTACAGCCAGAAGACGCCATATATTGAGCTAGGCCGTGATATTGGTCAGACCTCTAAGCGTAGCTTCTTTGACAATTTCAATCGTGACAGTCTGGGTAACAACTGGCTCCTGGGACGGTACGATGGCTGGTCGGGAACCTCAGGTGGCTCCAATCTCTCGCTGAGCGGATACCGTGTAGTCAACAAGAGCAACCAACTGGTCGACCAAAGGGCTTGGGGCATGTACACTGTGCCGCTTGCTACGGATCGTGTGACTTGTGAATTTGATATTGCCTCTGGCAGCGGCACAACAAGTGGTGTTCTTATCTGTGCAAGCTCTACGCAGAGTAATATGATGACTCTCGCCGTGACAAGCTCTGGAAGCGCCCTTGTCACGGTCGATGATCCCATTGGCAACGGGGCATCGTCCAGAGCTTCGAGCGGTACAGGTGGCCCAGGCAGATGGTCACTCACCTACAGTGATGCAGACAATACCTTCCGCGCCTACAAGAATGGCACTCAAGTATTGTCCTGGGTCGATTCTGGAAATGTAATCGCTCACGGACAGGGTCAGCGTTTCTGTGGAATGTTCATCGACTACAAGAACTCTGGCGTCGGCTCTCCGATCGACAACTGGCACGCTTACGATATAGTGGAGGCATAAAATGACTAGCCCAGAATTTTGGTACACAAAGGGTGATAAGGGTGACCAAGGCCCAGCCGGCCCAAAGGGCGACAAGGGTGACACAGGAAGCACGGGGCCAGCCAATTCCCTGGCAATCGGAACAGTTACGAAAGTGCCCGCTGGCGGAAACCCAAGCGCTTCCATGTCTGGCACATCCCCCAGCCAGACTCTGAATCTGGGGCTGGTTGAAGGCGAGAAGGGGGCCAAGGGAGACCAAGGTAACGTAGGTCCGCCCAGCGCGCTTTCCGTTGGGCCAACTACAACTGGTTCACCGGGATCAAATGCTAACGTCAGCATCACTGGAACGCCTCCTGAACAAGTACTGGCGTTCACGATTCCCCGTGGAGCTAAGGGCGACCAGGGCGATCAGGGAATCCAAGGGCCAGATGGGCCCCAGGGATTTGGCATGTTTGCCGATGCCGGGGTGCCAACTACTACTAATCCGACTGGACCGGATGATTCATCTACAATCTGGTACCTTGATACTCTAACAGGAGAGTTTTGGTTTTGGGTCGAAACCAGCCCGGGAACTTTCCAGTGGATCCATCAGCCATCACGAGGGTCACTCAAGGGAGCGCAAGGTGCCCAGGGCAATCCTGGAATCAAGGGTGACAAAGGAGACAATGGACCAGCCAACACACTTGCCATTGGCACAGTTGAAGGATTGGCTACGGGTGTCTCTCCTTCGGCCAGTATCACTGGTGTAGCCCCGAGCCAGACGCTTAATCTGGGACTTCCTGCTGGCCCAAAGGGTGACCAGGGACCCAAGGGAGACAAGGGCGACGACGGCGAAGTGTCGACAGCAGCGCTTAACACGGCGGTCAATAACGCCGTTGCCGCTCTTGTGGATGGCTCGCCTGGTGCGCTTGACACGCTGAATGAGCTTGCCGCTGCGCTTGGAGATGACCCAAACTTCGCCACTACCGTAACGAATGCCTTGGCCGCCAAGGCAGCTCTCGCCGACCCTCGTTTCACGGATCAGCGAATCCCAACGGACGCCTCTGTGACGCAGGCAAAGCTGGCTCCCAACTCTGGATTCTTTAATAGGCTAAATTTGAGCGATCTTACTGCACCTGGTTACACATTTGGTAAGGGAAATTGGATCGTTGTCAATGACAGTGATCCAAATCCTGCAAATCACTTCATGATGTACATTGTGTATGGGGCAAACCAGGGGGAGTCGCCTGGAGACGCTTCTGCGCGTGGGATTATGACTCCGGTAATTGTAAACGTAGGCTCTGCGCTTTTGCTTGACAATGGCACCATTGACGTCTTTGACAGTGGTATTACCTCTGCCAAGATTAATGGCGGTGCCGTGACAGCCGCTAAAATTGCTGGTGGCGTTCTTCCGATGGATATGTCATTCATCGTCTTTGGCAAGGACACCACACGATCTGCGGGCACTGGGGACAATCCTTTCGGGCACAAACTCCAGAGAAATGTTACGATTCAATCGGTCACCTTTCGATGCCTAACGGCTGACGCCTCTGGCAATCTGGTTGTCGAAATTCGAAAGAATGGCACTTCAGTAAGTGGCACTAGTACAACCCTTTCAGCAGCCAATCAGGTTGGCGGCGTAACAACCAGCGGGTTGTCGTCTACGTTCTCAGCGGGTGACATTATCACAGTTCAGGTCACCGGGGTCGGAACTACGCCAGGCAAAGGATTGGTGGCAGATGTAAAGGCTGTGGTATCATGATTACTAGCTTTCCTCCCCTATCTGGATTACTGCGCCAAAAAATGAATCGATCTGGTGGCTCCACTCCATATGGCAATGTAAAGATTGATGGAATGGTATCCGATGCAACATATCCATCAAATGTTTCCTCTAATGAATTGATTGTTGCGAGGGGCGGCAATGCCACGATCAATGGTTCATTTACCACTAGCAATAGCTTTGATGGAATATCGGGAACGATGTGGATCAATGGCGTGAATGTTGGAACGATTGATCGCGGTGGTACCACGACAGGAACTCTTAGTATCAATAGAGCTGTGGCGAATGGAGACCGAATTTGGCTACAGGCCAACAATGGCTCTGGTGGATCAATTACAGCAGCATCAGTTGAAGTAATCCCGGCATAGGAGGAATAATGTCAAATCTTGGCGAAGTGGACCTCAATGGTCGAGACGAAGAAACTTCAATGTACATCGCTCTACTTGAGCGACAAGTTGCAGGACTTAGCCTGACGAATATTCGTCAGAGGGCGACGATTAAAGCTGGTGGAATGGCTGAAGGTGAGTTCGATCTAGAGTCCGCCATCGGCGAAACTGTTAGCCGACTTGAGTCAACCCGGCAAGAGTCGGCAGGGATGAATCGACGGAGAAGGGTATAATAGAGTCATGGCCAATAACTATGGAGACCCAACCTGGATTCCCAAGGTCCTTCGTGACTTCGGTCTAGTCTGCCACGAGTTTCCTGGCTGGCGAGACCGAGGCCACGGTGACTTTGGCACCATCTGGGGCATCATCGACCACCATACTGGATCATTCGGAGAGACGCCGAATGGTATCGCCAACCATCCTTCGCTGGGACTTTGCTCTCAGCTCTACCTCGGCAAGAACGGCGAGTACACCATTTGTGGTGCTGGTATCGCCTGGCACGCTGGAATGGGCAACTATAAGGGGCTGCCTGCTAATGATGCCAACAGTCGTACCATCGGAATTGAAGCGGCGAACGACGGAACGAGCGGCTGGTCTTCTGCCCAGTACAACTCTTATGTCAAGGGCAATGCCGCCATGCTCAAGCATATGGGGTATGGCTCTGATCGATCGATCGGCCACAAGGAATGGGCAGCGATTCAGGGCAAGTGGGACCCTGGACTGATCGACATGGTCAAGTTCCGGCGGGAGATTCAGTCTGAGATCAACGGCGTGAAGCCTGCCCCGATCTTGAACATGATCAACGAATGTCTTAAGAAGAATCCTTGGCTCGGCAAGCGTATTACTAAGCCTGACCCCAATGGAGTTGCCGAGGTCGTCGTCGGCAGTGACAAGAAGGGTCGGGCGGCTGAGTTTGAGGGTGGCTCCATTTACTGGCACCCATCCGTTGGTGCACATGCCATTCCTGGTTCTGATCCGAAAATTCAGGAATCTGGCATTCTTCGTGGCTTCCATCTTGCTGGCGGACTTAAAGAGCTGGGCTACCCTGTTCGAGACTTCAGCTTCATTGAAACCAAGACGTTCAGGGGTGCAGTTCAGGCATTCCAGGGTGGCGTCATGTATATTCGTGACGGATATGGGCCGACCATCGTCAAAGGCGTCATCGGCCAGCGCTGGGCCAAGGAGGGCTACGAGAAGGGTCGTCTTGGGTGGCCAATGACCAATGAGCTGAACAATGGCACCGGCGGCAAGATTCAGGCGTTTGAGTTTGGAACCCTTGAGTGGGACCCGAGCGGTGCAATCATGAAGATCGGCGAAGCTGCCCAAGACCTCACTATCGTCGATTCAAAGGGCGTACCGCTTGCCATCACCGCAGTCAAGGAGGTAGCACGATGACCGAAAACCCCCAGGGTGATATTGTTCAGGATATTCTCGTAGAGAAGCTCAAGCAACAGCCATGGTACAAGACCTACATCAACACCACAATCGTTGCTGTGACTCTTGCCGTCAACGTGATCTGGCTGTTGATCTCCGTCGGAGCCGATGTTGATCCAACGATCATCGGAGCGCTCACTGGTCTCATCCAGGCGCTTGGTGTCGTTGGCGTGAAGTTCGCCCCGAATGGAGTGACACCGAGACAGATCAAGGAAATCGAAGAGTACGCTGGAAGGCACAGGAAGTAGTTTCTGGCTGAGAAGTCGGGTTCGAGTGGCCTCGAAACCCGACTTCTCTTCTGAGATGGGGCTGAAATGAATCCAGACAGAATGATATCTCGAATATCAAATGATATGAAACTGCGATCAAGGATCATCGCAGTTTGGGCAATTACCTATGGGGCTCTGATTACCAGCCAGGGGAACCCGGCCTGGGGAACTATCGCCTATGACATCCTCCAGAATATTCCCGGTGCGCCGCAGACCATCGGTATAGTCCTAATCATTTGTGGTGCAGGGCTATTCTTCTTTGAGGGATATCGGCCTCTGTATGCTGGAATCTTTTGCGCCTTCATTGGGCTGTGCACATTCGCAATTGGGGCAGGCTTCGCGCTGGCGGACGCATTCGTCGATGGAGTCAGTCCAATTGGTCAGCCTGGAGCTATCACATACATTCTGTTCTTTACTCCAATTATAGCACTGAGATCATATTCCCTAATAGTGGATCGGGTCTGACATGGACTTCAAGAATGCTCTCAAAGGCAATCGGCAAGTTGAGTCTGGCAGCTTCCCGCTCTATCGGATGAACCTAATCTTTGGCTCGGTGTCTTCCGTGCTCTCATTCATCTACGGCGTACCAGAGTCAGTCAATAATACGACGGGGCCACTTTTCAACATCATCTTCTTGATGGCGCAGCTAGTGGGCTCCATATTTATCATCCACTCTCTTTATGCCAAGAGACTTACATTGGTCAATAGTCTAAGAGAAGAACAGCTTGGTGGAATGATCCTTTTGATCACTGGTGCCAGCTACTTCACATCTGTTGCCGTAAATAATGATGGTCCTCCAGTCGCATATCCCACTTGGCTGATGCTTTCATTCTCCATATTCCTGATGTACAGGGCTCTACAAATTCGGGCAGAGATCAAAGAAGTCAAGGAATCGGGGGTGGATGGATGAGTCTGCCTGAGCTCATGGCCGTTATCATTGGAGCGCCGACCACTCTAGTAGCGCTCCAGTGGCTGTTCGGCCTGAGCAAAGAGAAGCGTGAGAACAAAGAAAAAGATCTTACGCTTGAAGAAAGGTGGGAGCGCTTCAACAATGGCAAGATGGAACGTATCCAGAGAGACCTTCAGGCTGCCCAGGATGAAGCTAAAAGATGCCAAAGGCGTTGCGATTACTACAGTGATCTAACTTTTGATGTTCTTGAGCTTCTCACCAGAAACGGTATTGATACCGATGAGTTCAGAAGGCGATGGCGTGAAATACGCGACATGGCCGCTTAGGGCTGCGCGCCGGGAACTAGAACGAGGGAATCCCATTCCCGAGTTCCCTTCCCTTTTGATCCGCTGGTAGCCCTTGGAGCGCGCAGGGCTGCTGGCGGAACGGGAACTACGCCCCTGGTAAGTTTTCTTACCAGGGGCGTAGTCGTGGGGCTGCGCACGCTAGGGCCGTTGGACGTACTTATCCCCTGCCCGGGGGATTCGCGTAATAAGTACGTTTGCGCCCGTACGTCCGATTCGCGCGTCGACGATCGCGCCCGTTTCTTAGGGCACCCTTACCCGTGCGCTCGGTAACGAAACGTTACGCAGCGTTCGAAAATGCCCGAATTATTCGAACGTACGATAACGGAGCAGGCCCGAGTAGATAACGGTTAGGTAACGACCCTTTACTCGCTCGACCCTTATAGGGGAAGTTAGAGAGGTCCGACCGAGCGAAACGCGCTCGGCGCGACGGACCGGCCCGAACGGACCGGCAACGAGAGGAAACGAAATGCGTACTTACTCCCCCGCAACGATTGCCGACGCTATCTCGAACGCTCCCGAGGACGACTCGGCCCGGGCCGCTGCCGGTAAGGCGGCGAAGCTCGCGTCGGTCCCGGCATCGGACGTGCACGAATTGCACGCCGCTGCATATTCGGTTCTCGACTCCGCATTCCTCGCACGTTTCGCGGGGAAGAACGACGACGAACGTCTCGCGAACGCCGTTAAGGCCGTGCAGACGGTTCTTTCGCTGCACGGCCCGGTGCAGCGTTCGGACGCGAATAAGAATCGCGCGAACTACCGAGCGCGTTCGGCGTCGTCGATCGCAAAGGGCGGTCGTTCGACGTTCGAGCACTACGAAGCCGCTGCAATTGCAGAAGCGAACGCGAACGTCGTAGAGGACGACCCGGCACCGGCTAAGCCGTCCGGCAAGCGCCCGAGTCGAAACGTCGCAACGGCCCGGTAGCTTCTAGTTTCGGCCCGGAATTACCGGGCCGATTCTAGGTCCTATCGGATCGAAACCGAAGGGGACGGCGCAATGGGGTGTATCGCCTACTGCGAAAAGCATATGCGCGAAACCCTCTTGGAGGACGGCCTCACTTTCGACTACGCCTAACCTTGGGTTGCGTATCCGACTTTTACCATAAAGTAAAAGTCGGGTGCGGAGTCCAAAGGCGAAGACTCGCTCTCCAACACGAAAGGGGCATACCATGCCTAAGCTGCTTCGTCGTACCATCACACCGCTTCCCTTCCGCCAGGACTCGTTCGGCACCGTGGTGGGCCTGGAGTGCAAGGGTCTTGGTAAGCTCTCCGTCGCCTACCGAGAGAAGT